CTCGCATTCTATTCCTTCATCAAAGAAAGCTGCGTTTTCTCTACTACAATCCTCAACAAAGGCTCTGCTGCTTGATCCAGATAAACCGCAAGATTTTCCGCTGTAATATTCCTCTGAATCCCATATAGCATACTTACAATATCTACAATCACTCATAATAACCCCCTAAATCTCTTCTGATCTGTTCACGCTCTTCTGCTGTCAGGGCCTCAATATTTTCCGGTGTTTCAAGCCAGCAATCTTTGATTTCGTCCTCAACATGATCTACAAGATATTCGCCTAAACAATCCCTGTCACAGAAAAACATATCGTCATATTGGATATACTGTCCTACGCCTATTTGTCTATCGCACCACTCACACCGCATTTCTCCCCCTTTTTCCTTTGGTAGTAAGCCTTATGCCAAGCGCTAACCTCTTCTTTGTGCGTTTCCTGGTAACGTTTGTTTCTAATGGCCTTTTTGTCTTTGTCGAATAATTGGTGGTATATCCGGTTATATTCATTCCGGTCTTTAGCAACGATATTTCTTTTGACGTATGGCCTTGTACTCATACCGCTAACGGCGTTACGCTGGCTTATTATGCAATCGTCATATTTGCAATTGAAACAATCCTTGTCACATTTCATATCTTCTTACTCAGCAAGTGATAAAGTTTTTGTCTCATTCTCAGATACACGCTCCTGTTGTATGGCATACCCTGAGCAATAAGATCCTCTATCCTTATCCCTTCAGTCGTTACCCCCTTTATCAGATATTCAGTAAACTCCGGCATACATAACCTTGCAGTAGATTCAAGCAGATTGATCTTAGCTTCTATCTCGACTCTCCTCATAGCCAGTTCTGCGGTTGCGTCATAATCGTTGCTTGTCTGTACCTTGTCGCTGTCGTACCTTATCCCCCTGGACGTATCCGGCAGCTTAGCAAGCTCTTTTTTCCAGTCGTTGTACCGTAAGCACCAGTGAATTGCTGTTAGGTAGTCTTGTCTGGGTGTCCAGTACGGACTATTTCTTCCCGGTGTTCTCTTACTCATTGTTCCCCCTCGTTCATCCTAATAATGATATTGTCTGCATGGCTCAGGACATTTCTTACCATAAAGTCAGCAAACTTATTATCTTTGTACTTCTTTTCAAACTCAGCTATGGCCTTCCAGTAGTCCTCTGCATCTTCATACTTAAATCCCCCTTCGCCTACGTGCTGCAATAGCTTCAGGATCTTCCAGGTATCACCATAAGGACCATAAATTATTTCCTTAAACTTCTCTGTCTCCATAGGCGTTACCCCCTCAGATCAGCTTCGGCCTTAATACATTCGCAAGTCTCCTTAATCAAGTTTGCGCAGTTTTCACACAGATTATGTCTCCTTGGCTGTATGTTTACTTCGCCTGTTTTTCTGTCAGTATTAAAAGGCAAGTAATACTCAAAGTGACTCTGTTCCAATCTGTTGTCTATTTCCTGTCTGCATAAATCACAGATAATTTTTGTTATTTGCATAGTATTTATCCCCCCTGTTACGCCCTGTTACGCCTTTGTTACGCTTTTCAAAATCGTTCTAAGCTAGATGTTTGCTGAATAGTTACGCTTGTTACGCTTGTTACACAAATTGCATATACGCATGTAGGATTTTTTATATCTCACCATTGAGAAATAAAAAAACTCTTATATATATATATGTTTTTAGGATGTAAAAAGCGTAACAGCGTAACATTTTAATCGAACGGTAGTTCGTCAAAACTGTTTGCATCCCTGAACTCATCTGCGTTTTCGGCATTTTCCTTGTTATAACCCATTTTTATCGAGTAGAACCTACAAGTCTTGTCTCCGATCCTGACAATGTTTTGATTTTTGTTGTTAGCCTCCAAAAGTTTTTTCTGTTTCGCCCAGGTGCAAAATGCTTTGACTGAAAAATTTTCATTCTTGGCTATGTTTTTGAAGGTTGTAGGTATGATGTGAATATATCCATCTTTTACAAATCCCCAGGACTCCGGCTTGAACTGATTATCTGAACTGAATTTAGCTGCGTACATTTCTGCATAGTCCATGATAGTTTCATAAGCTCTAAGACCTTCGCTAACGTCATTCACATCTTTAAGCTGACTAACCATTGTCGGAATATCTAAATAGATCCCGTCCTCAAAGATATAATCGGTGGCTATCTTGTCTGCTGTCAGAAGTAAGCTCATAGGCAATATCTGTTTCTCTTCCTTTTCGCTGTTCTGCTTCTTGGCTTCTTCCTTGATCTTGCGTTCAAAGTCCTTCCTAATTGCGTTAATAGCTTCTACTGGCAGCTCCTTAATGAAGTCCACATACTTAAGTCCGGCCCATCCGTAGTTGTCCTTAAGGATCTCTACTACCCTGTTTCCATCCTGGAAGATGTAACCATCCACCATTTCAAAATCCAATATTCTGTTAATGGCTCCGCCCTTCATTGTCTCGGTAGCAAGTGGGCGCTCCATGTTGGATAGTATTGTGTTCTGCCAGCACTTCATTTTGTTAAGACCTAAATCAACGTTGCTGCGGTCCTTGCCCTTGCCGGAACAAAGCAGGTAGATAAGATCCGTAAAGTCGTTGTTCATCTTATCTCTGACCTTTGACATATCATCCATCAACAGCGGCAAGTGATTAAGAATATCAAGCCTTATCTCAAAGGCATTTTGTGTAGCGTAACTGTCAGTGATATATTTTCCTTCTGACGGATCAGCAAAGATTGAACAGGCCATCATAAGCGCAACGGTTTTCCCTTTTCCGGTGCTTCCCCACAGATTTACGATAAACGGAAGCATATTTAGCTTACTGACTAGGACACTGGCAAAACAGGCAGACATATATACTTGTGGCTCATAGTGTATTGTGTTCTTCCTGATCTCCTTAACCAGGTCAAGCCACATTTCATAGCTGCCTCTTGGCGCCAATGATTTAGATAACTCTCTAAATCTGGACTCATCATCAAACACAACTGAGTTATCAAACGGTATAAAGTCTGTACCATGCCAGCCGAATTTACTTGTGCTGTTCTTTACCGGGATAACATTAAGGTTCTCCACATCTGACAAGTACTGTACTAATGTTTTGGCTGTCTCTGATGTAACAGATATGCCATAGTCAGCAAGCTTCACGATCTTTGAAGCACTGGCAATAATAGCCTTGTCTACTGTAATCTCCTTCCAGGAATTATCCCGGAAATATGCAAGAGTTACCTTTTCTGTTTTTGTCTCGATATTGAACAGTCTTTCAATAGGTAATATAGGATGATAGCAAGCCAGCTTGTCACCGAATATTGTTAGTATCTTGATTCCTGTCTTATCAGCAATCCAGCTTCCGCATAAGAGTTCTCCGGCTGGGTGTCCAAACTCAGTCTGATTGTTAGCAGCTCTTTTCTGTGCCTTAATCTCCCTGTCAAGATCCTTCTTAACAGCACTGATAAGAGACTTCATTTTGCCCTTACACTTAAACTCTTCGCTCTTGTCTATGAAGGCTTCCAGAAGGAAAAACCTGTCCATTTCAGATTCTTCCTCAAAGACCGCCAGAAGGTTATCTCTATTGAATAGTTGGTCCTGGCTATAAGCCATAATCTCTTCTGTTGTCATTGTTCCCTCATTTCGTTGTAAATAGTTTCTTGCTTGTAACATAGCAATTGCCATTTGTTATAAAGCCTCGTCCATTCATCAGTTAACGGCGCTGCCTGTTGGTATTGTTTCCATAACCCTGTCAGCTCCCGGTTAACTTTATCAAGTTCCCTGTCTAGCCTTGTGCTGTCTCGTCTCTCTTTCTTTTGCTTTATCCTGGCAACCGCTATATGTCTTTTTGTGCTTCTGGTTAGCTCTTCGCCGCTGATCCATTCACACGCCTCTATGAAATCTAATCCGTTATAGTCCATTACAAAGCTGATAACGTCTCCGCCCTTGCCGCAGCCAAAACAGTAATATGACTTGTTGTATATCTTCAAAGACGGAGTGTTATCTTTGCTATGAAAAGGACAAACACAAAAGCCGCCACGTTCTATTTTCAGGCCACATTTACGGATTACATCAGCCATAGAGTATTGATTTCTAATCTGTTCCAGGTTCATCAAACTCACCCTGCTCTATCCGGTGTCTTAGATCCCGGTAAAGAAACTCCCTGATAAGGCGTCCAGAGTACTCTTCTTTGCAGAAAATCAGCTTAATGTCATAACGTATCACCCATGAAGTTATGGAGCCAAAAAAG